TTACGCCAACGATGTTGGCATCGCTTCTAACGCAGTCATAGCCTTGTCTTTTTCAATTTCTGCAGTTTCATCTAGCAAGTGAGAATATACGTCCATAGTTGTTTTAATATTACGATGTCCTAACCGTTTTGAAATGTAATATATGGAGACACCATTGTGAAGTAGGTAAGAACAATGAGTGTGTCTGATAGAATGCAATGTGTATTTTCCTAATTTATTTTCTAGACAATATTTCTGTAAAACCTTAGTTACTGCGTTGTTTGTAATTAAAGAAGTACCAGTGTTAAATAATTGACCACTCATATTCGTTGGCATAATGGATAGGGCAGTTTCAATATATTTCATATCCATTTTAGGTATGTCTATTGTTCTATCTGATGTTTCAGTTTTTGTACCAGGTAGGTGGATAGTATTAGTTACAAAATTAAAATCGGTCTTATTCAATCTTTGTACTTCTCCAAATCTTCCGCCTGTAATAATTAGCAAGTAGATGAATAAGTAAGATTGCTTGTGCGTTCCTTTTACATAGTCTTTTAAACCATTGAAAGCTTTTATACTCATAAACTTATCTTCTTCTCGTTGTGTCGGTTTACTACCTTTTACAACAGCTTTATAGGTAGGGTCTTTTAACATTAGACCTTCTTGTATTGCATCTTCGATTGATGCTTTAATACAGTTGTGGACTTTCCTTACTGATTCCGTTGCGTGTGTTTCTCCATACCATTTAATGAACTTACGATATAAAGTAGTGTTGAAATTATCCATACGAATATCTGTAATCATTTCAATTTCTAAAAATGATTTAAATTGATTAATAGCATTTACAAATGTTTGATAGGCACGATCAGTGATAACATCTTTTTTATTCACCTCAATCCATTGGTTATAGTATTCAATGAATGAACTTTTATTATTAATAATCATGCCTTGCATAAGCTGATTCTTCGCTTGTGTTTCTCCTTCAGTAGCTTCACGTTTAGTCTTATAACCTTGTTTACGGTAACGTTTACCTTCGTGACCAAAGTAATAACCCCATTTACCATTGTCATATTTCTTCACTGTCATATTGTTTCCTCCTAAAAAAGATAAAAATATATAGGGCAGTAGGGACTGCCCAAAAATTAATTATTCGTTTGTTTTATGTGGTACTGCATCGTCCATAGGTAGTCCAGTATCAGGGTCTAATTGGTCGTTTGAATAGTAACCGTCAGATGATGGTTCTAATAAACCAGCATCACCATTTGGTATACCAGTATAGCCATTTTCTTTAGCTACTTTTGCATTGGCTTCCATTTTTTCTTGGTCAGTAGGTTCTTGCTGCACAGGTTGTTGTTGCTCTACAGGTTGAACTTCTTCTTGTGATTGAACAGGTTCTTGCGTTGATTGTGGTTGCTCAACACTTTGTGTTTGTTGTTCCGTATCATCTTGTTGAGTATTATCGGCGTTAGAAGTTTCTTGTTTATCTGATTTTTCTTTTTTATCATCATTAGACTTCTTGTTTTCATCTTTCTTCTCATCATCTTTTGTCGATGACTTCGTTTCTTTCTTATCTTCTGATTTACTTTCTTCTGAATTCCCACATGCTGATAATGCTAAAAAACTAGCTAATACCATAAGTAATACCTTTTTCATTCTACAACACTCCCTTATAATAATTTTAATATATATCAAACAACCTATATTTGCCTACACGTGTGCATAGACACGGTAGTAGGTTGGATTAGTCTAAGTTACGGTGTTCAAACACTTGTAAGGGTTCAAATTTTATAACATATCCATTGTGATATGTAGATAATCCATATTTCATTTTATAATGTTCAATTACTTTTAAAACATATTTTTCGCTAACTTCTAAAAATTCAGCTATACCATATAAATTATGAACTCCATGATGAAAGGCTTCGATAATATCATCTAAACTTACTGCCAATTCGCAACCTAATCGACGTGCTTTTAATTCAAACTTACGATTAAGCATATTAGTTTGATCACGTATATCTCCATAGGTAATTTTATAATGTGCTAATTCTTCAGCTAATATTTCAATTTTATTCACATGTTTATTTTTTGAGTTAAGTAGTATTATTTTATTTATATTAATTCCGCCAAGTTCTTCAGGTAATACATTGGTTTCTTTAATTTTTATATTATCATTTGCTATTAGTAATTGTTCGTAATTCCCCACATAGACAGCCCCTTACTTATCGTCGTTTTCTTGAATGAAACGTGCATATTCAAATACTTTCTTCCACTGTTCTTCAGTCAATTCTCCGTCTAAGTGAGCTGCAATTGTTTCGAAAGAGTTTTCTTCCTTTTTTTCTTCTAATCCTAATAAATATCCAGGTGTAACTTTAAGAACTTTTGCGAAATCATCTGCTCTATTCAATGGAAATTCTCTTGATTTATTTAAATATCTTGAAACAGTAGATTTAGCCATATTAGTTCTACGAGCTAATTCGCTTGTTGATAGATTTTGTTTGTCCATTAATTTCGTTATTAAAGAAATGATTTCGTCGTTGTTTCTCATTGTTATTACCACCTTCTTTTATTGTTTCCTTTTTGGAACAATTTAAATATATCATACGTTCCCGATAAGCACAATAGAAAACGATAAATATTCGCATTTAATAGGAAATAACTAGGTAATTTTACTTTTTTTTAAATAAATATGGGTGATTGTGTTGACTTGTGGGAACGATGATGCAATAATAGTAATTGTTCCCGATAGGAAACGAAGCGAGGTGAGAAATTTGAAATTAAATTTAGAGAGATTGAGACAAACACGAAATGACAACAAACTAAGCCAAGAAGATATGGTTAAAGCGTTAGGTTGGAAATCAAGATCACAATATTCTAAAAGAGAAAATGGTTCGGTATCAATCGGTGCTGATGAATTAATCGCTATCGCTAAAATTTTGGGATATAGCAAGGAAGAAGTAGGATATTTTTTTGATTAAAACGTTCCCGAAATGCAACGATTAAGGTTAGGAGGAAAAGAATGATTGAGTTAAAAAAAAGAAATGATTGTAAGTTAGTAGAGAATGGATTGTTCGAAGTGCATAGAAATGGAGATATTTATAGAAACACTAAACACGGAAAAAAGAAGTGCGCAATTTACAAAACTTCTAAAAATAAAAAATATCGTGCAGTGTCAGCAATGAAGGATGGTAAACAAAAGAATTTTTATGTACACAGACTTGTTGCTCAGGCTTTTATACCGAATCCTGAAAACAAACCACAAATCAATCATATCGATGGTGACCCTAGTAACAATAGTATTGAAAATTTAGAGTGGGTCACTGCCAAAGAAAATGTGGTACACGCTTATAATACTGGATTAGCTCCCACACTTGAAACGTCAAACAAATGTGTTTCTTGTGAAAATAAAACAATGAACAAAGACAAAGTTTGCTCTAATTGCAAAAATAACATTAAAAAAATTGGGAGAAAATTAACAAGAGATAAAGAATTGGTCAATTCTTTAGAAAACATAGAGATAAGTATTTTAACTGAAAATGAAAAAACGGCAGTAGAATATCGACGAAAAGCTATGACTTACAAAGAAATAGGCCAATTGATGGGTGTTACAAGGCAACGAATAGAACAACTAATTAAAACTGCATTATCAAAATCGGAAGACTTTAGAAAAAAAGAAATTACAATTCGAACATCTAGTAAAAATTACACCCAATCGAGTAAAAATAAATTGTGGAATATTAGAAAATCGCAAAGAATTCGTCAAGAAAAAGTAGCTGAATTACTGGGTATTACTAAATCAACTTATTCATCGAAAGAAAACGATTTAGAAAGGTTTAAAATTCATGAAGCTAAAAAATTGTGTGAGTTTTTCAATTTAACATTAGATGAATTGTTTGGATAAAATTCAAAATTTATTTATTGATTATATAAACAAGAATGGAGTGTGAGTTATGACAACAAAAACATGGTGGGACATGTCTGATTTAGAAATTGAAACAGGATATAAAAGAGATTGGTTGAAAAGAAACATTTTAAAAGTTCCAAAATACAAAAAGGAAATAGAGTCATTTTCTCATTATCCAAGAAACCGAAATGATGAATACAGATTCATAGGTAGTAAAATGCAATGCTTTTTAGAAGAGAAGTTTACAGAAATTTTTAGTTAAAGGAGGTGTTTCGATGAGAATGTTCATGACTTTTGCGTGTATGCCATTTACAACAGTAATTCTAGGAACGTTAATAAATGATTTTCATATTTCAATAATAGCAATCATTTTAGCAACATTTGCATCATATATGTTCTGGGATAAGTTTTTTGAACAAAAAAAGACTGAAAGCAACGGCAATTGCTAACAGTCCAACGATTAATAAATTTAACAACTTAAATATACACGGAATAGAGGTGTTTCGTCAATGGTGAAAGAAACAGTGACATATTTAATCAGACATAGAGAGATGCCAATATACGTCACTAATAAGCCTAGTGAAAGTAATCCTGAAATAAGTTACTCAACTCAATTTAGTAGAGCAAGAGAGTTTAATGGTCTAGATGAAGCATCTATCAATATGTCACACCACATGGCAATTAAACATACACATATAGAAGAAGATAAATACGAGGAGATAGATTATGAGTGAAAAAACATTATTTGAACAGTTAAACACTTTAAACGTAACTAATCATGTAGAGAAAAAGAACAATTTTAATTATTTAGCGTGGACTCATGCACATGAACAGTTGAAGAAAATAGACCCTAATTATCAGATTAAGATACATGAATTTCCTCACCCAGATATTTCAAACGAACAAATATTTGTACCTTATTTAGCAACACCAGAAGGCTATTTTGTCCAAGTATCTATAACAGTTAAAGGTGTAACTGAGACAGAGTGGCTACCTGTATTAGACTTCAAAAATAAGGCACTAGCAAAAGGGCAAGCAACTACATTTGATATTAATAAAGCGCAAAAAAGATGTTTTGTGAAAGCAGCAGCATTACATGGATTAGGGCTTTATATATACAACGGAGAAGAACTACCGAATGCTAGCAATGAAGATGCGCAAGAATTAGAAAAAAGAATTATCGAATTTGTGCGCATATCACAAGAAAAAGGTAGAGATGCCACATTAGAAAAAACGATGCGTTGGTTAGGTATTGAAAATATTAATAAGTTAAGCGGAAAAGACTTAGCTACAGCTAACGTAAAACTAGATACTGGATTAAAACAATTAGATAAGGAGTAAAAATAATGAATTTAACTATATTGACAGGACGTATTACGAAAGACTTAGAAATCAAACAAGCAGGTCAAACACAAGTATTAAACTTTTCTTTAGCAGTAGACAATCCATTTAAAAAAGATGATGTTTCTTTCTTTGATATCGTGGCTTTCGGTAAAACAGCAGAACTATTAAATAACTATTGCAACAAAGGTAGCAAAATTGCTGTAGAAGGCAATTTAAAACAAGATCGCTTCACTGATAAAGAAGGTAAAAATCGTTCAGTAGTAAGAGTAATTGCTAATCGAATAGAGTTTTTAGATACAAAAGGGCAATCAAATAACCAAGATAAGCCACAAGGTCAATCAAAACAAAGTTCAAATCCATTTAATAATGCTAATGGACCAATCGATATTAAAGATGATGATTTACCTTTCTAGGAGCTGATTTAAATGGCTTTAATTAAAACTTACCTCCAACAAGATGACGGTAAAATAACTGCCGTCATTGAGGATGTTCAATTAGACAATAAAGACTTTTTACTACTCGATAACGGTTTAGAAGTTGAGTGCGATGTGGTTATTGCTGATCCATACAAAATAACTGGAAAGCAGCGAAGAAAAATATTCGCAATGATACGTGATATATACAATCACTATGGACAACCAATGGACTACTTACGTTATATGTTTCAAAAGCAATTAGAGTTCTTGAACAGTTACGAACAGATATCGTTAAGCGACTGTGGAAGGCGACAAGCTAGTGAATTAATCGAACTAATATTAGATTTTATATTCACTCATAACGTGCCTATGAATAAGGCTACTAGCGACCTTTTAAGCAACGATAAGTATTTTATATACAAATCTACGATTAGCCGTTTATGTGTTATCTGTGGCGCTCCAAATAGCGATTTAGCACATAGATATGCAGTAGGTAAAGGTCGTAATAGAAACAAGATAAATCACACTGATAATCAAGTGTTAGCACTATGTAGAAAGCACCATACAGAACAACATCAAATAGGCATGGACACTTTTAATAATAAATACCACTTGAAAGATAGTTGGGTAGATGTAGATGAAAAATTAAACAAGATGTTACGAGGTGAAAAAGTATGATGTTAGCTAAACCAATAAAGCCTATAGATAGAAAATTTATAGGATACAGAATCGCATCACTAAGAGCGCAATCAGATAAAACACAAGATCAATTCGGATTATCATATTCGGCTGGAAAAAGTGTTGTTAGCAAATGGGAAAATGGCGAAAACATACCTGGTATGGAGCGTTTGAAATTAATGGCTAAAGATTTTAATACAACTGTTGATTGGTTGTTATATGGAGAAGGTGAGTGACATGGGCGAAGTCCAATGGATCAAACTCAAAGTAGGAATGTTCGATGACAGCAAAATTAAGTACATTGAAGCATTACCCGAAAGAGATACTATTATCACAGTTTGGGTCAAGTTATTAACGCTTGCTGGTAAGTATAACGAACAAGGCTACATTATGTTATCGGAAAACTTACCCTACAACGAAGAAATGTTAGCAAATGAATTTAACAGACCACTTAACTCAATAAGGCTAGCATTACAAACATTTGAAAAATTAGGAATGGTTGAAGGATATAACGGAATATTAAAAATAGCTAATTGGGAAAAACATCAAAACGTAGAAGGGTTAGATAAAATCAGACAGCAAACTCGAGAGAGAGTGCGTAAACATAGAGAACAAAAGCAATTAGAAGAATGTAACGTTACAGTAACGCAAAGTAACGCGACAGAAGAAGAACTAGAACTAGAAAAAGAATTAGAACTAGAAAAGAGTAATACATTGTCGAGTGACTCGACTGTGTATCCGTATGAATCAATAGTTGAATATCTTAATAAACAAGCTAGTAAAAAATATAGATATCAAACAGACAAAACAAAATCACTAATTAAAACTAGATTCAAACAAGGATTTAGTGAAGATGATTTCAAAATAGTTATAGATAACAAAGTAGCTGAATGGAAAGGAACAGATATGGAGAAGTTCCTAAGACCAGAAACACTATTTGGTAATAAGTTTGAAGGTTATTTAAATCAACAAGTAAGCAATAAGGAAAGTACTGATAATCCTTATGCAAATCTATTTTAGGGAGTGAATACATGAATCCCTTTGAAAACTTAGCTAAAAAAGCAGGATTTAAAAACAAACTAGTTAAACAAGAATACGGATTGAAATGTGATAAGTGTGGTCGCACCTATGATTACTTTGAATTTGATACAGGTTACGTAGTTAAAGATGGTTGTGATTGCGAAATGATAGAACTAGCTAAGCAGAAGAAAGAAGCGAATGAAAAACGCATCAAGTCTAGTAAAGCTAATAGCATATTCAAGAAATCAATCATTAATGATGATCTGGCAAATTGCACATTTGAGAATTACAACGCTACTAACGATGAATTAGCTAAGGCTAAAGCGTTATGCGAAAGATACGCTAATAATTTTAACTTAGATAATAAGCAATCACTATTGTTACAAGGTTCATTTGGTACAGGTAAATCACACTTATCAATGTCTATTGTAAAAAAAGTGAGAGAGCAAGAGCATTCAGCATTGTATATGAATGTACCCCAATTGATATCAACTATTAAAGGTACTTACAACAAAGATACAAATCTTACTGAACAAGAGTTAAACAGAATAATAAATGAAGTTGATCTAATGGTATTCGATGATTTTGGAATAAACATGAATGAATTTGCTACAGGTAAAATGTTTGAACTTATCGAATCAAGAGTTGGAAAACACAATATTTATACCACTAATTTGAATGCGCAAGAGTTAAGTAAAAACAAAGACGCACAAAGAATATTTAGTCGCATGATGTCCAACACTACTCTACTGAAAATGAACGGTGATGATTTCCGAATGAGAGGTATAAACTTTTGATAACTATTGAATATGTAAAAGATATGCTAGGCACTCCAAATATAAGTAATTCATACGCTAAGAAGTTTATAGAGTATGCAAACGGAGACGTTGAAAAGCTAAATGATATTTTGTACCTAAAGAAAGCAGAACGCCATACACGACCGGATATAAGCGAGGTGAAGTAAGTGGGATTAAGCACTGAATACCAATTAAAACAAAGTAATAGTAACAAAACTATAGAGGTTATCCCATTGAGTGGAAATAACAATAGAGTATTTGGATTATATAAACATTTCGGCTTAGATGAATACGTTATTACCAACCAAAGATTAGAAGAAATAACGAGAGAATTTAAATTAATTAGAGCAGATCAAACCAACATATTTGGTTACTTATAGAGGTGATAAATAACTTGAGCAAATACAACGCTAAGAAAGCTGAATACAAAGGAATAACATTTGATAGCACGGTTGAGTGTGAGTATTACAAATATTTAGAGACTCGAATATATATAGATAGTTTTGATTATATCGAAATACAACCAAGTTATGAGTTGATTCCCAAATTTGGAAAACAACGAAAGACGGAATATATAGCAGACTTTGCGTTATGGAATGAAAATAAACTTATCAAAGTTATAGATGTTAAAGGCATGGCTACTGAAACAGCAAAATTAAAAGCTAAGTTATTTAGATATTTGTATCCAAAGGTTGAACTCACTTGGATATGTAAAGCACCTAAGTACACAGGTAAAGAATGGATTACTTATGAAGAATTGCAGAAAGTAAGACGAGAACGTAAGAAAGCTAGAAGGTGATTCTTATCAATGAAGAAACGGTAACAATAAGATACACAGTTAAATTTGAGAAACGAGTGAAAGCTGTTAGAAAAGACAATGAAGAACACCACGTTTTTATAGACAGAATAGGTAAGGATTTAACAGATGATGAAGCTACAGAAGGCGATGTGCTGCATGTAGATAATATAGAGGAGATGTATTACTGATGGCTAAAAGAATAAAGACGAAGAAAATGAAAGACGGAGAACTATGCTATACATTGATAATCGAAAATATAGAGTATTTAGTACCAGTTGATGATTATAAGGAAGCATTAAATTTAGGGATTTCTTACGATATGATAAGAAAAAAATTAAAAAGTGGAGTATCTACACTCAAAAATCATATAAATAAAGTTGAATATGAGGAAGGTTTAGCAAGAATAAAACGTGAGGATAGAGAGCGTTCTGAACGTAAAGCAATGCGCGAGGAAGAAAAGCAGCGTAAAGAGCATGAGAGATTAGTAATGATTGAAAAAGCTAAGTGTAGAGGTAAGTGGTTCGAACACTTATCAGAGAATAACATTTTTCCGAAGGTGGTTAAGTAAATGGAAATTAAAGACCTAGACTTGGAGAGATATGTAATTGTGTATGACATCGGCAAGAGTGAGTACAGTAACGGCATGACAATAGTTGGAAAAGTAATTGAATTAGAGTTTGATGACTATGATAAAAATAAAGCTGTGATTGAATCAATGCAGAATGAGTATGAAATCACAGATGATAATGAGTTTGAGTTTTGGACTAAGAGTATTGAGGATAAGACGGAGAGTTTGAGTGAATCATTTAATTCTAGACTGAGAAAGAACATAGAGGCACAAAATGAATATCTAAATAGTCTTGTTAAGCCTAATCAATCCAACGACTTACAACAACGTAAGCGTGGTGAATTAAATATAAATATTGGTATGGAAACAGAATCTAATAACACGGTAAACCATCCACCACATTATAACTACGGTGAGATAGAAGTAATAGATTTCATAGAGCAGGTAACTCAACATTACAATGCTAATGTAGCTTATCACATTGGTAATGCAATTAAGTATCTTGCACGCAGTCCGCATAAGAATGGTAAAGAAGATGTAGCTAAGGCTAAATGGTATATCGAACGTGCGTATGAGAATTGGGATGTGAAGTAAATGACACCTAATGACATACTACTAAAAAATTCAGACTTAATTGTTAAATCATTATTCCAAAGAGCTGATAGAACGTATAAACAATTCTTAAAGTATAGCAACACAAGTTATAACGCAGAAGTTGGTACAAGTAGATATTGGAAAGCAGTAGCTGGTACTGAACAGACGCAGAGAGAAATAAAAGGATTAATTGAACAACTTAAAGCAATGGACGAATATACACAGTGGAGCCATAAGTTGCATCAAGATAGATATAAGTTTGTTGAGAAGTACGACATTGTGATGGAGAAATATAAATTATCATGATCCTATCAAACACAATCGACATACGTTACAAATATAACACTTGTGGGATGAACACAGTGGAAATGGCACAGTTATTAAAGTATTACAGATTTCGAGGATTCTTAAAGTCCGTAAATGAGCGCAGATTTATTGTAGCAGTGTTGCCTAAGGATAAAGCATATAACATGAAAGTTTTAGATAAGATGAAAAGGTTGGTGGAGTAGATGATACCGAAGTTTAGAGCGTGGGATGAAAAGCACAATGAAATGATAAGAGTTATAAGTGTAAACTTTGATGAAAAATTCATAAGAGGATTAACAGAAGTTGAGAATAATTTGGATATAGAAAGTAGCTATAATTTTGAGGATATTGAACTTCTACAGGCCACAGGGCTTAAAGATATGAATGGCGTGGAGATATTTGAGGGGGATGTGTTGGAAATCCCTGTCGCTATAGATACCGAAAAATTAAATGGTGAAGTTGTTTTTGAGGATGGAGTATTTGGCATTAAAGATGTTTTATATGGTTGGGGATTTGAAATTGGTTTGGTTCCATTAATAGAAATTATTTTAGCTAAAAAAGTAATAATTGTAGGAAACAAATTCGAACACCCACATTTACTAAAGGAGTGATGGCGAGTGAAACTTGAAGAATTTCAAAGACTTGGTCAAACAGTCAAAACATTTACTAGTAAGTTACATGAGAATCCTGGAAAGTTTGTAGCAATAGTTACGCAAATGTATTGGGATATGAAATCAGAACGCGACACATTGATAGACGATTTGAAAGTGTTGAGAGCGAAAAATGAGAAGTTGAAGAATAGAGCAGAAAATGCTATGGAACTTGCGGAACGTTCTAATTGTGGAGTATTGAAGTTGGAACGTGAGAATGAGAAGTTGCACAAATTAAAAGATGTTGCAGAAAAAGCTTTGAAAGGCGCAAACTATATTATTAAAAACCAAAAAGCAACAATTAAGAGGTTGGAACAAGAAAACGCACAACTCAAACAGAAAAATGAGAGGTTGCAAAAGGCGCACTCTGACGGGTGGAAAGAAAAAGATAAAGTAATTAAAAAACTTAATTATCTATACACCACTCTAACCGACCACATACGTTTGAAAGCAAGTGCCAATCCTGGTGAACATAGATATATAGCATTGGTAAATTTCATTGATAGATTGGAAAAGGGAGAGAAGTAGATGGTGTATAAATACGAACAAAAAATAAACGAGGCTTTTTTTAGAGCAAATAGAGCTGGTGGAAACGTCAACAATGAGTTATTAGCAGAACTACAAGAAGTCTATCGCAAAGCAAAGGCGTGGGATAAATATATAGCAGAAGTTAGAGAACGTGTAAGGTTTACCGAAAATACAGAGGTTGATATCGAACACGAAACACAAAAAGTAATTGATTACTATACGGAGGACGAGTAGATGGAATGGAATATTGAAAATGAGATAAAAGAACAATTAATGAAAGCATATCATCAACATGGTTTTAATAGATTTTTAGATGAATACGATGAAGACTTACTTATTGAAATTGAAACATTAGAAAATTTAGTAGATAAAATTTGTATAAATGAAGGTATTGATAAAAAGCAATTTTTATTTGGGGGACAAACAAAATGACTAACACACTGGATCAATTAATCAAACAAGTAGAACGATGGAGTATAGATAAAAACTTACACAAAGGAAATCCAGATAGACAAGCGTTGAAATTCTATGAAGAAGCTGGCGAAGTTGGTGCAGCGTTATCACGTAACAAGTTGGATGATCTAAAAGATGGTATAGGCGATACAGTCGTTACATTAATTATATTGGCACAACAACATGGAATGACGTTAGAGGAGTGTTTACAGTACGCGTATGACGAAATCAAAGGAAGAAAAGGAAAGACAATCAATGGAACGTTTATCAAAGAATCAGATTTGTAAAGATAAAGACATACTACAAAAAGTTAAAGAAGTATTGAGGAAATGAAAAAAGCCCCTAATCAGGGGCTAGGTATTACAAATTATCTTTTAAAAGTACTTTGATACCACAGTATAAATTATATATAACGTAATAAACTGCACCGATAAAAGCAATAACGGCTATAACAATTAAAGTTATACCTAGCGCATTGTTAGAATTAGATTCACTTAAGCCAATTAAAACTGCACCTACAAGCATTAGGATGTATGGCAAAATGTGATAAGCTAAAGACTTTTTAGCGTGAGTAGAAACAGGTTTGTTTGCTAATATCCACACGATAATAGGGAATAAAATTGGCGCAAAAAATACACTGAAATATGATAATGCGGCTAATAACTTTTCTGATTGAGTTGATTGATTATTCATATTAAACGTCTCCTTGTTGTTTATTAATAAGAACATTATCAAACAAATATAACTAAGTAAATATAATTTAAATAACATAACAAAATTGTTAGAAGGATAGTGATTGAATGCAATATCTAATACGCACATTAACAGACTCAACCGGATATACTTTCACTGAAACGATTAAAGCACGTGAGAATGAAACATTTACTGTAGTTGATGCAGAGAGTAAGGAAGAGGCTGAACGTAAGTCAAAAGATTTAATCCAATGCCCTAAGTGTGAAAGTTGGAATACAGAGCATGAATATATGTACGCAGAAAATACGCCCGTATATCTTTATTTTATGTGTAACGACTGCAATTCTAAGTATGTGGATCATGTTAAGAAAGGACAGTGAATAAATGAAACCAATATTTAAAACATTACTTATATTAACTGTGTATGAGTTAACAAAGTATATTACTGAACAGATACTAATTAGCAAATTATCAATTGATGATATAAATAAAGCACCGATGGATTATGAGGTGAGTAAATAATGTTCTGGATAATCTTATCAATACTACTGGGACTTGCAGTATTGCATTTACTTATATCAAACAGTATTAAGAATGATCAAATAGCAGCGTTGAATTACACAATAGTTTATATGTCTAGTGATGAAAATATTGAGAAAGCTATGAAAGAGTGGAAGAGATTTAAAGGGTAATGTTAGGGCGATAACTCGCCCTGTGTAATTCTAATAAACTTTATCTTCTAATTTAAATAATTCAGAAATAGGTTTCTTAGATTCTTTTAAATCTATCTCTAATTCTTTAATACCTCTTGTTGTACGTAACTTGAAATTTTTTGAATTTGCATAAGTACGACGTTCGTCATAGCTTGCAGGGAAGAAAAGATTAAACTCTTTACCTTCGTAAGCCATAAAAGTTAAAGGTAATTCAGTGCTTAATGCTAACTCATTACCTTTAGTATTATTAGGTATAATATTCTTGGCGCTTTGAGTAGTATATTTATCAATGCTTGCATCTAATAAAGTAATTGGCTGACTGGAATTATTTTCTAACATTATTCGAACGTAAAAACCATCGCCACCTGTATTATAAGATGCGATAGTAGTAACATTAATATCGAATTTTTTGTCTTTCCAATTCATGTATAGAGTTGCAGCAGATATGGCAACTGCTACTAATGAAATAATTATAGACATATTCGTTTCTCACCACCACTCTAATTAAATTATATTAAGTATACAACAATCTAAAATCAATAGATAGCACCATTACTACATTAACTGGAGGTAACACATGTACACACCGAGCGAAGTTAAACAATTAATAACAGATTACCATTGGATGCGTAGACTTATAGACCATCAAGTATATGAATACGATAGTACCTCTACTGCACAGTATGGTATAGAATCAGCTATGCCTAAAGGACAAGGTAGTACAGGAGATAAGGTATTAGTAAGGGTAATAAAAAAGGATAAAGATAGACGTAAGACACAAGAGCTTATAGAGAAGGTAGCATTCATAGATGACTATGAGCATGTGATTACTAACGATAAGAACTATCATATACTACAACTACTTAAACAGGGTGAGAGTATTACAGGCATAGAAGTATTAATGCGTATCAGTCGTAAGAACGTTTATACGCGTATAGGTGAGATAGTCAACGCCTATATGGAAATTCAATAGACGGGTACAGATTACACACTTTACACACTTTACACAGTATTATTATTACGGGTATTTATTTTATATAATGTACCTATGGGGTAACAATTACTATATTATATCTTGGCACATCATTAAGTTGATGTGTCTTTTTGTATCTCAAACATTATCATTCACAACATAAGCTCAAACAATATAACTTATTAACTTATATGAATGTGAATCATAATGATTAACTAATCAATCAACATAATAACTTAAAAGGTTTAATCAGTTTAAGAGATTGATGTGAACAAACAATTATATATTAAGTTGATTATTAAGATTAAAGACAAAATGAATTGCGTTATTTTTTCGTCGAAATAATTTATGTTTGTTTTGTCTTTTCTTTTTTATTATTGAAACTAAATTAATTATTTTAATTATAAATATAAATGAAAGAAGATGATTCAATTGTCTTTCATAGAACCAAAGATTCGTTTAGGTAATAAGACGATGACACAAGACGAATACTATGCACAAAGGGAACGCAAAAGGCAACAGAATGCTGCAAGGTATAACAGTAACGTTAGGTTCACTGTGGATAAGCAGTATAGCGACTTCTATAAGTCTAGTGCATGGCGTAAAGTACGTAAGCAAGTGTTATTACGTGATAAGTACATGTGTCAGTCGTGTTTGCGTAAAGGTATCGTTAAATCTATTGATGGAAATGAAAGATTCTTTGTCCATCATATAGTCGAGCTTAAAGATGACTGGGAGTTACGTTTAAATACGGGTAATCTCGAGACAGTGTGTGCTACGTGCCACATAGAGAGCCATAGAGCCACAAGATAAAGGGGAGGGTCGAGTTGACGCCCTTTGTTTTAAAATATCGTATAATCGTTCGATCAGGTAAACGTAACCAAACTCCCAAAACCACTTAGTCAAATATAGTCGAATTGGAGGTGTTTTAAGTGGCTAGACCAAAAAAATTAAATGCAACAAAGCAAGGTCATCGCACGAAAGAAGAATTAGCAGAAGCAGAGCTACAAGAAAATGGATTAGAACAATTTGAAAAATTAAATATTGATTCTACGCCAAAAGAATTAAAAGGTATTGCTCAAAAAGAGTGGATTAGAGTAGTTCCTTTACTTGAACAATTGCCAATTGCTGAATTGGATTACGACAGAGTTAAACGTTATTGCCAATTAGTAGGAATAACAGATGAAGCATATGAGCATGTGTCTAAATACGGTACGGTAAATGAAGAAGGTACTAAAAAAACACCTCAATTTCTAGTGTATTTAGATGGTTTAAGGGAGTTAAAGACAATCTGTGGTCAACTAGGTATGACAATAGATTCACGTATGCGCATTGTACTACCACAAGAGAATGAAAAGAAACAATCTGTATACGATATGTTTGGTGTTGATGACGATGACTAGCGTTAAAATACCTAAATCGTATGAAGAATTGTTAGATATACCCGATAAATACAAAGATGACGCTTATAAATATTGTGTCATGGTATTGTCGGGTACTTTTATTACCTGCAAAGATACTAGGTTAGCTTGTGTAAGACATTTGAAAGATATCAAACGAAGTGTTGAAGATGAAACATTTGATTTTGAATATAAACCTAGTCGAGCTAAGAAAGTTATTAAGTTTATAGAATCATTACCAGATACAAAAGGTAAGTTTCATAAACTAGCACTATTCCAAAAATTCATTGTAGCTAGTGTGCGTGGTTGGTTTAGTAAAGCTGGTTATTTGAGATTTAAAAAGGCGTTTATATCATTAGCAAGAAAAGGGGGCAAGTCACTATTAGTTAGTGGTCTTGTCCTTTACTCTTTCTTATTCGATAACGAACCAAGAGAAGGAAGGCAGTTATTCACTGCTGCAAATGATAAGAAGCAGGCTTCAATTGTATTCAACATGGTTGCTAAACAATTGATGTACTTTGTATCCCAAGTACCAGAACTAAAACAAGACGTTAAAAAGGTTCGTGAGTTACTTCAAAACTTAAAAGATGGTTCATACGTTATGCCTTTATCAAGAGATACGGGTGCCGTTGACGGATTTGAGCCATTCTTAGCAGTAATTGATGAATATCATGCAGCCAAAACTAATGAAATGATTGAACTTATTCAATCTGGTCAAGGTAACCTACTACAATCAATGATTTTTATTATTTCTACTGCAGGTTTTAACCTCAATGCACCTATGTATACAGATGAATGGCCTTATGCAAAAGAAGTATTAGAAGAAAGTTATTCAGATGACGAATATTTCGCAATTATCTTTGAACAAGACAATGAAGAAGAATGGCAAGATCGTTCTATGTGGGCAAAATCTAATCCACTTATTAATGAATCAGATGAATTAAAAGAACAAATCGAAACGTTTTTACAAAAGCGTGTAGATGAAGCGGTACAAAAAGGCACGATGTTTAAAGTTTTAGTTAAAAACTTCAATTATTGGATGCAAGCAAGTGAAGAATCCTATTTAAACTTTGAAGATTGGAAGAAAAATGAAGCTGATTTCGATATTAAAGGTACAAAAGTTTATATCGGATTAGATTTATCGCGTGCAGATGATTTAACTGCTATATCGTTTATTCATTTAGATGAAGCAACCAAGCAATATTATGTTACTTCACATTCATTTGTAGGTACTAAAGGTGGATTACAAGGAAAGATTGATAGAGATTTAATTGATTATCGTCAAATAGAGGAACAAGGCTATTGTACGATATCAAATTTACAAAGTGGTCTCATTAATCCATTGCAAGTGCTTGATTACCTTGAGAATTATGTCCGCAATAACAATTTAGATGTACAAGCTATTTGTTATGATCCATACGCTATTCATTCGTACTTACCAGAAATAGAAGCAAGAAATTGGCGCTACGAACTTATTGAAATAAGACAAGGTTTACAAACCTTATCTAATCCTAATATTGATTTTAGATTCAAAGTTATTAATGGTGAGATTAAGCATCACAAAAATCCATTACTTGATGTAGCAATTAAGAATGCAGTAGCAAAGAATGTTAATGATTCGGTAATGATTGAAAAGAAAATGAATCGTGAAAAGATTGACCCACTTATGGCTACTATATTTGCTTACGTTATTGCAAGCGAACATGAATGGGAGAAAAAACGAGCATTACCTATGTTCATATAAGGGGGTGTATGTATGGAGTTAATAAAAAACATATTAGTTATCGTGTTAGCACTTTTAGGCGTTGTATTAATGTCTTACGGTGCTTATTTGGCGTGGCAACCTCTTGGCTTTATTATCGGTGGTTTACTTATTGTCAGTTTAGCAATGTTGGTTGACCAACCTTTAAGAAAAGGGGGTGAAAATAAACAATGAGTATATTTAATTTAAATAGTTTTAAAAGAAGTAATGATGTAACTATTGATAAAAATACGCTAAGAATGCTAACTGAAGCTAATGGCATGGGAAGTGTAACTTGGTCTGGTATTTCAGCTTTGAAAAATAGCGATATATTCACTGCGATTGATATTATCTCGAAAGATATAGCATCAACAAGTATTAAGTTTAATGATCGTGACAATTATTTAGATGCTGATAAGAAAATACTTAAGTTAATGAATAAGCGACCGAATCCATATTTAGATGCATGGCATTTTAAGTACATTATTGTGGCTAATATGCTTTTGAATGGTAATTCATACATTGAGATTGTGCGTAACGAAAAAGGAGAACCTATTGAACTCTATCACATGCAAAATAGTGCAACTTCTATTCAACAAGTAGATGACAAAATTAAGTATCACTATATTGATGAAATAGATGGTCATATTCAATTGGATGTGGAAGATGTTTTACATTTTAGAATGTTCTCACTAGATGGATTCAACGGTTATAGTCCTCTCTTCTCTCTAGCTAATGAGATAGGCATATCGATGGGCAGTAAACAATTCTTAAATGATTTCTTTAGAAATGGTGGTACTGCAACGGCAGTAGTTAAATATCAAGATGGTCGATACAGTGACGAAGAGCTAGGGTTGATTAAACAAAATTTTGAAAACAGTCAACTTAAAAATAACAGTGGTTTAGTAATGCTTGATGACACTATGGACTTTAAGCGTTTAGAGGTGCCAACGGAAGTATTAAACTTCTTAAATAGTTACAAGTTTAGTACACAACAAGTTGCTAAAGTATTTGGATTACCGACTTCTAAACTTGCGATAGAAAACGTTAATACATCAATAAAAGATTCAGGTATTGAGTATTATAGAAACACACTTTATCCGATTTTCTCTATGATGAATGCTGAAATTGAAGAAAAGTTATTCATACAATCACCATATGAGGTCACGCTTGATTATGATGTATCACGCTTAATTGACAGTGATCCAGAGATTAAATTAGAACGTGTAACACAACTGTTCCAGAAAAAAATAATGCTATTAAATGAAGCTAGAGCAGAATTTAATTTAGACCCTGTGCCTGGTGGCGATAAACCACTTGCTGACTTAAACAGTATTTACTTAGAAGACTTAGCTGCATATCAAAACAGTAAGGTTCAGAAGAATATTGATTCCCTACAAAAAGGGGGTGAACCAAGTGGCGAACAGTCAGATTGATACAGGTCAGCAAGAAATGGTTGTTGAAGGTTATGCAATTATATTCGATACATTGAGTGACGACTTAGGAGGGTTTAAAGAAATTATAAATCCGAATGCACTAAGCGAAGTAGATATATCGGATGTTAAATGCTTAATCAACCATGATTTCAATCAAGTTGTAGGGCGTACACAAGCCGGAACACTCGAACTAACAATAGATAGTAAGGGTCTTTATTTCAAATGTTTCTTACCTAATACATCATATGCTAGGGATATTTACGAAAATATAAAAGCTGGGAATGTAAATCAATGTAGTTTCTTTTTCACACTCCCACCCGATGATGATATGGCAAGAACATGGTCGAATATAAACGGTGAATATGTACAAACTATTAATAAGATTGATGAATTGATTGAAGTAAGCATAGTAACAATACCAGCGTATCAAGAAACAACAGTTGCGGTTGGTCAAAGAGCAAAAGGGTTAGACAAATTTAAACAGTTAGAACAAGTGAAGATTGAGCTCGAATTAGAAGGCTTGCGTATTGATACGTAGGCTATTTTTTATGCCAATTTTTAACAAATCAAAGGAGTGAATTATTGTATGCCAACTTTACAAGAACAAGCGAAGTCAATTAACGACTTGATTGACCAAGCACAGTCTGCAGCTAACAAAGGCGATATTGAAGCTGCTCGTAAGTTGCAAGAAGAAATTACACAAGCAAAAGATGCCTACAACTCTGAAAAAGAAGTTGTTGATTCTATTTCAGCAGAAGAAAAAGTAGGTAGCGATTCAGAAGCGCCTAAAGAAACTACTGAAACAGAAGAAAAGAACGATAAGCCAGATGCTGAACCATCTGCAGAAGAAAAAGATGTTGAAGATAAACCGGAACCTAAAACAGAAGAAACTGAAAAACCAGAAGCTCCGGTTGAAGAAAAAACACCGGAAGAATTAGACGAAGAAAAGAAAAAGAAACTAGGGGGCAAACGTTCAATGGCTAGACAAATTTTAGAAAACAAAGAGAACAAATTTTCGAAGGAAGCAGAAGCGTTTTTAAAGTACGTACAATCTAAAGGTGCGCAACGTGACAACGTAACATCTGTGGAAGCTCAACCAATCATTCCGGAAGATATTAAATATCAACCAGAAGAATTACCAGAAACATTCGTTGACTTAAAAAAATTCGTTAACGTACAACCAGTAACAACAGCGTCTGGATCACATCCAATTTTAAATCCAGCACAAGAAACAATGGTAAGTGTAGAAGAATTAGCTAAAAACCCAGAATTAGCTTCTCCAAAATTCACTGATATTGATTACAAAGTAAAAACATATCGTGGACAAATTCCAGTGTCACAAGAAGCGCTTGATGATTCAGAAGCTAATCTAGCAAACATTATTGCTAAAAATAATGCACGCCAAGCAGTAAACACTACAAATAAATATATTGCTGATGTAATGAAATCATTCGCACCAGTTAATACTGCTAACTTAGATGACATTAAACAAATTATTAATGTTGATATTGATCCAGCTTATAACTTATCAATTGTGGCTTCACAATCATTCTATCAAGCACTAGACACATTGAAAGATAAAAACGGTCAATACCTATTAAAACAAGATATCACTAGCCCAACAGGAACTGTGTTATTTGGTCGTCCAGTATTCATTATCAAAGATGAATTATTTGGAGTTAAAGGCGATAAAAAAGCGTTTATTGGTGACTTAAACTATGCAGTATTCTTTGCAGACCGCAAACAAGCGTCAGTTAAATGGGTAGAAAATGAAATTTACGGTCAGATTTTAGCAGCTTACATGCGTTTCGATGTTAAAAAAGGTGTAGAAGAAGCAGGTCGTTTCTTAACTTACACAGGTACAGCAGGTGACGGCGGTACTACTGAAACAATAGACCCAGCAGCATAATAGGAGGGATATAGATGGCGAAATTCAAAGTAGTTAAACCTTATAAAGATTTAGAGTTAGATAAAAAACTTAAGAAAAATGACGAGGTAGAAATGACTGTCAAACGTTCAGAAGAAGTTGAAAAGACTTTAACTGATAAAGGTTTTGATGGTCCTTTTTTAGAACGTACAGATAAGAAGTAGGTGATACGTGTGTATGAACTTACGTTAGAAAATATTAAGAATGCTATACGTGTAGATCATGATTTTGATGACAATGAAATAGAATATCTTTATTTACCCACTGCAAAACGACAAGTTAAAGGAGCAGTAACAGATGACGAAGGCTTTTACACATCAAACGATGAAGTAACAAGCCTTTTTAATTTGGCTGTTATTAATCACTTAGCTCATCACTATGAAAATCGTTCTACAACAACGCAATTTGAGAAAGTTGAGATATCGCAATCATCACTTGCGTTAATTCAAACGTTAAGGGGTGAGTATGCAAAATGGAAATCGGCAAACTCAAGCACAGAATAGAGATTTATAAAGTTGAAAATATGATTAATGATGAAGGTGGATATGAGGAATTACCTACTACTATCGCTACTCCATTTTGTGAAGTGTCAAAAACTACTATTAAAGAATTTAGAAATGAAGACTTAGACACAAGACGAGAAACGATAGTTTTTATTATTCGTTATCAACAAAAAACAGATATACATTCGGGATTGTTTGTGAAATTTAAAGGTAAGCAATATGAAATCAAAACTATTGAAACGGACTTTCAAGACATGGAAAGACAACAGTTGAAATGTGAGGTGGTTGAATGACAAAAACACGTTATGACAGCGATAAAGATATATCTGATAAGTTAAATAAATTGATTTGGCAAAGTGAACGAGAAGCTAAGAAAGTTGTAACAAAAGCAGCAAAGTTATATCAAAGCAATTTAATTATGAATACTCCTGTTGCAGTTACACAAACGCATAACGGACATGCTAAGGATGTTACAAAAGTATCTGGGTTCAAACGTGACTCTACTTATCCAGTAAAAGAAGTAGGCTACGACAAAGCTAAATCAAGAAAAGATGCAGCATGGTATATCCACTTTCCTGATGTAGGTACAACTGTTCGTGGAACTGTTGGACAACCTCCACAACACTTTTTACGTAGAACACACGAAATAAGTAAAGGTCCTATTTTAGCAATGTATACCAAAGCTTTAGAGGATATGTTAGACATTGACTAGACACCCTATTGTACGTATGTGGGACGTATTACGTAAAGATGAACAACTTGTATCTATGATGGACAAAGTTCGTAAAACAAGCGCTAAACAGCCTTTAATATACACATTTGAAATACCCGAATCATATCAAAAAACAGAAGAAGCACCATTCATGCGCTTAACAGAAATCATGAATGGAAATGCATTAGAAAACGATGGTGGCAGTAGTCATTATCGTTATTTATTTGCCGTTGAAACCTTTAGTAAATCAATCAATGACGTCCATTCAATTAATGAGCGTGTGGTTGAAATTATTGAAGATATCAACGGCATTTGTTTTGAACGAGAGCTTAGCAGAGATGAAGAATTCAATCTTTATAACCAAATGCTTAGCTTCAACATTATTTTAACTAAAAAGGAGCAATAAACTATGGCAGATAAAAAAGTAGCAATTACATGTGAAGGTTTTAAAGCACGTCGTCAAGAAGGAAACGGATTCGAAGCTGGTGAGTTACAAGACGTACCAGGATTACAAGAAATTGAATTAGAACTTGAACAAGGTAACGAACCTGTGTATGCAGATGGTGTTAAAAAGTTCAGTTTATTCAGTGGTATTACTGGTGCAACTTTAACTACTACTTTAATGGAATTATCAAAAGCTGAACGCACAATGTTCTTGGGAGTAAAAGTAGAAAACGGTATGGAGATTTACACATCTGATATGGTTCCTCCATATGTTTCAGCTTCATGGAAATATCGCTGTAATGATGGTTCGTATATTCATTACGGATTAGTACGTGGAAACTTCAATATCCCTGGAACAAGTGGGTCTACTATGGAAGATTCACCAGAACAACAAGACCAAGTGGAAATGGAAGGATCATTCATGCAACGTAGTTCAGAAGATAAAACTGTGTATGTACGTATTCACGATGGCGACCCTGAATTCCCAGGTGAAGATGAATTCTTGAAATTCATTCACGGTACAGTGACGACTGAACCAACTACACCTACAGAAACAACTGAAGAACCAGCAGCATAAATAACTTATGGCGACTTTAAACGGTCGCCTATTTTTGTATACAAAAATAATTAACAAGGAGCTTATATAAATATGGCAAAAGTAACTTTAAAAATTGATGGTAAGAACAAGATTTTTTCAAAAGACAAATTGAATTTAGGTGCAATGAAAGCACAGGCGGAATTTGAACAATATATTCAAGAAGGTAATAAAGCATTCGGTAAATTCCAGAAATTCACTAGAGATAATAAAGAGTTTGTGAAGGCTGAACAAGAATACGCTAAGAAAGTCGAAGAAGCTGAAACAGATGAAGAAATCGAAGAAGTTAACAAACTTTCAGAAGAACTAGAAAACATGGAAGGTTATCAAGACTACGTTAAAAGAGCGGAAGAATTGACTGAAGAAATTGAAAACGAATCTATTGATGGCGTTCAAATTTATGATGATTTCGCTGAATTATTAGTAAAAGTATTTGATGAGAAATTCACAGTTGATGAAGTTTTTGAAGGCTTAGAATTCGAAGGCGGAATTGAAGATATCTATTTAGAGATTTTTGCTAATAACAAATCGGGGAAGCCAACGAAAAAAGCGAGTACAACGAAAACAAAACAGCAAGCGAAGTAGTACAAGACATTTACGAAGTTTATCGTCATTTCATCGAGGACGCACAATATAAACCTCATGAAGTTGACCAATTAATAATGGAAGACTTTGACAAATACTTCTCTACTAAAAAACGTAAGAAAAAAGCATCTAAAGTCGCTAAATCTGGTGCATTAAGCCCTGAACAAATGATGGCGATGCTATAAAGGTGGTGAGATAATGGCAGATTTTAATCTGGGAGCAGAGGTCTCTATGGATGTAGACCCACTCAAAGCATCCAAGACCACACTTGAACGTAATTTAAAAGCTATTAATAAATCTTTGCGTGACCAACGTAAGGAATTTAAACAAAATGAATTAAGTGCAGAAGGATTGGCAAAGCAAGAAGCTGATCTAGGTAGAGCAATTAAGCTACAAGAAGGCTTGCTTAAAAAACGTAAAAGTACGTTAAATGATTTAGAAAGACAAATGAAAGAAAGTAATAACGTAACTGATGAGCAAAAGATTAAGTTGCAAAATGCAAGTCGAGCGGTACAACAAGCTGAAAACCAACTAAGTGGTTATAATAATGAATTAAAACAAACGCAGTCCTCACAAAAGATGTTAGGACGTTCCACAGACCAAGTTAAAAGTAGTTTGGGACAATTAAGAAACGAAGCCAAACTAACAGAAATGAGATTTAAACAGTCTGGTAAAACTGTGGAAGGTTATAAAGGTCATCTTGACCAACTAAATTACACAATGAAAAAGCAAAAAGCACATATGGATTTGCTTAAAGGTAATTTAAAAGAGCTTGAGAGAGCACAACAAGGCGGCAGTCGTTCCGCTACTAAATTACGTAATGATATTGCTAAAGAGGCAATAGCTTTTCAAATTTTACAAGGGCGTATTGATGAAACGACAGATGAATTAAGAGAGTATCAACGACAACAAAGATTAATGGGAACCATGACTAATGCATGGGAAGGCGCAAGAAATTCAATGGATCGTATTGCTACCACTTTGCGAAGTTTAGGAGAATTAACTCAAGGTGTTGTTGGTGGCGTTATGGTTACTAACTTTTCTGCATTAGTACCAATCATGGGTTCCGTTATTAGCTTAGGTGCTGGTATAGGTGGTATGTTAGTCGCTTTAACTGGTGGCGCAGTTGGTATGGGTGGTGCTTTTGCTATTGCAGGTGTCGGCGTACAAGCTTTCGGAGGTCAAGCAGTATATGCTTTGAAAATGTTAGAAGATGGACAATTAAAAGTCACTAATGAAGTTAAAAGTTATCAGACTGCATTAAGTGGCTTAAAAACATCTTGGGAAGGTTTAATTAAACAAAATCAAGCGTCCATTTTCAATACTATGACAAATGGTATTAATACTGCTAAACATGCATTAACCACACTGAATCCTTTTCTAACACAAACCGCTAAACAAATAGAAACAGCAAGTGGTCAAATGTTAAATTGGGCTAGAACTTCATCTAATGCTAAAAGGGCTTTTGACATATTAAACACACAAGGTCCTAAGATTTTCCAAAGTTTAATAAACGCAACGCGTAGTTTTGTTAATGGTTCAACTGCCATGTTCAATAAGTTAAGTCCTTTATATACATGGGCTGCTCAAGGTTTTGCAAATATGGGTAAATCTTTTGATAATTGGGCGAATTCAGTGCAAGGGTCTAAAGCAATAAATGGATTTGTTGAATATACAAAGACTAACTTACCTATTGTGGGCGATATCTTTGGGAATATATTCAGCGGGATCATAAATTTATTTCAATCATTTAGTGGTCATTCACATAATGTATTGTTAGGTATACAAAGTGCAACAAAAGGATTCGCGGATTGGTCAGAAGGAATAAAGAAATCAGATGGATTCCAAAAATTTGTTGATTATTTAGAAGTTAATGGTCCGAAAGTATGGTCATTAATAAAAAGCATAACTCAAACATTGTGGGGATTAGCGAAAGGGATGGCTCCTGTTGGGTCGGCAGTATTAAGCATAAGTGGTGCATTCTTTAAATGGACTGCAACTATGACTAACGCACATCCTATGATTGGAAAAATACTGGGATTAGTTACTGCATTTGGTGGTGCTACTTTATTAGCTGCTAAACCAATACTTTTATTAAGAGGTGCATTGTTAGGTGCTACAGGTGCTAGTAAGTTGTTTGGTAAAGCTGGTGCAATTGCTATTATTAAAACAAAGTTACTAGGTAAAGAGGGCTTAATAGCATCTACAAGAATGAAAATTGCTTCTGCCGCAACTAAAGCTTGGAGTGTTACTACTAAATTAGCAGCACTTGCAACAAGAGGATTAGGATTGGCAATAAGATTTATGACTGGACCAGTTGGCATCGTTATAACGGCCATCGGTTTATTTGTTGCTGCGATCATTCACTTGTGGAAAACAAATGCTACCTTCCGTAAGAATGTTATAGGTGCATGGAACGCTATTAAAAAAGGTGCCGTAGCAATTTTTGGAGCTATTAAAAAAGCTGTTATTTCGATATGGCACGGGCTTGTAAATGGTGTAATGTTCATAGTTAAAAATTGGAAGAAAATTCTAATAGCTAGATTCTATCTTATGAAGGCAGTAGTTATAAGTGTCTTCCGAGTGATGAAAGCTTCTGTTGTTAAGATATGGACAACATTAAAAAACGGTGTAATTCGGTTAGCAAAACTATTGTACACAGGTGTTACTAACTACTTTAAATTAGTGAAAAAAGTAAACACAACAATATTCAATGCTATTAAAAACTTCGCGTTGAAGGTATGGACCACTATTAAAAATGGCGTTGTTTCTAGAGCTAAAGCATTATGGTCTGGTGTAAGAAAAATGTTCTCTAGCTTAAGTAAGAGTACGCACTCAATATTTAATTCAATTAAGAATTTCGCATTGAAGTTATGGTCTAACCTAAAAAATAATGTTGTCTCACGTGCAAAGGCTTTATGGTCAGGCGTTAAAAATGTTTGGAATACTCTTAAAAAAGGAACATCAATCATTTTTGGTTCTGTTGGAAAATTCATGAGTAACAAATGGAATTCTATTAAATCTGGAACAGTAAATAAGGTTAAATCACTCTGGTCTGGTATGAAAAACGTTTGGGGTTCATTAAGCAAAGGCACACGATCAATCATGAATTCAATTGGTGGATTTTTTAGTAAAAAATGGAATGGAATTAAAAAAAGTACAATCGGAATCGTTACCTCTTTGAAAAGTAAAGTAACAGGCGTAATGAGTAAAATGGGTGACGGTATTAAAAATGTTGTAGGTAAAATCAAAGGCTTTTTCACTGATATGATTGATAAAGTTAAAGGTGGTTTAAATAAACTTATAAAAGGTGTTAACTGGGTTGGAAAAAAACTAGGGATGGATAAAATTGACCCTGTTAATTTCCACACTGGTACAACACATACTACTACTAATTTAGTTAAGAATGGCAAAATTGCTAAAGATACTATGGCAACTGTAGGAGATAAAGGTAAAGGTAATGGTCCAGGAGGATTCAGACACGAAACAATTATTCCTCCTAAAGGTAAGCCGTTTATTACACCAGCTAGAGACACTACAATTCCAATTAGTAAAGGTACTGCTATTTTAAATGGTGCGCAAACACACGCTATGTTGAGCGATGGTGGTAATGAATTTTCAACAGGTACTATACCTCGATTCGCTAGTGGTTCATTATCAAATAAAAAGCCGAAAAAACATAAAAAAGGCGATAACGTATTTGGTGATGCTTGGGATTCTACAAAAGCTGGAGCAGCTAAACTAGTTGATGGCGGTAAAGCTATAGTTAGTAAAACACTTGAAACTGCTGTTAAAGGTAAAGATTGGCTTAAAGATAAAATAGGCGACGTTATGGATTGGATAGAAAAACCTGGTAAATTAATGAATAAAGTTTTAGAAGGCTTTGGCGTTAATATGGAAGGTTTTGGAATTGGAAAAGCAGCTTCATTACCTTATGACATGATGTCAGGTATGTTTGGAAAACTAAAAAAAGCAACAACTGATTTATTTACAAAGTGGTTTGATGAACAAGGTGGGTCTGGTGATGGAGGATATATCGATTTATCTAAAGGTATTAACTTCGGTTTCGCCAATTCAGCAGCAGAAGCAGCTAAAGCTGGTTACCCATTCCCGCGTGCCCATCATGGTTTAGATATTAACTATGGTTATGGTAGTAAACTCTACTCTACATTAGCAGGTACAGCTACAGCTAAATCTGGTTATAATGGTGGATTTGGTAACAGTATGTGGATTAAGAGTGGAGCAATGGAAGCAATTTACGGTCACATGAGTAAATTAGCGTTTAGTGGAAGTAAAAAAGTTAAACCAGGTACTTATTTAGGATTGTCTGGTGGAGACCCTAGTAAACAAGGCGCTAGTGCAGGAGATAGTACGGGACCACATTTACACTACGAAATGAGAAAAAATGGAGTAGCTTTTGACCCTACTAATTGGTTGAAGAAAAATAATGGTGGAGGTAAGAAGTCAGGTAAGAAATGGGCTTCTACTATTAAAAAAGCTTTAGCTATGAATGGACTACCAACATCTGCTGCATATGTAAATGCATGGGCTAGACAGATTGATTCGGAATCTGGTGGTAACCCTAAAGCTGTGCAAGGTGGCTATGTTGATGCAAACACAGGTGGAAATGAAGCTAAAGGACTTGTACAAGTAGCTAAGGGCACATTTAATCAATATAAACGTAAAGGTCATGGCAATGTATTTAATCCATTAGATAACTTATTAGCTGGTATTGCATACGCTAAGTCGAGATACGGTAAATCTGGTATGTTAGGCGTTATTGGTCACGGACATGGATATGCTAAAGGGACTAATAGTGCAACAGCAGGTATGGCACAAGTGTTTGAAAAAGGTGGAGAAATCATGCAAATGCGTGGTGGAGAAACTGTCATTCCTAATGATGTTTCTATTCAAGCATTTAAACAGATTGCCACAAGTGATATTTTCTCTAAAACACAATCTGCTGTGTATGATGGCATATCTCGATATGCAGACCAATTAAGAGAAAAACAACAGCAAGCTACTAAAGAACAGTTAGAACTACAACGTTTATCTCGTGAAAATAACGATGTACAAGAACAAAATAATATTTTGAAAGAAATATTATACAACATGCAAGCACTAGTACAATCCAGTCGTAATAATGAACAGTACAATGCACAAACAGCTAATAAAAATTGGAATCTAGATGGCAAAGGAATAACTAAAGCAGTCAATAAACAACAAGGAAGCGACATGATTTCAGCTTTATATAATAATGGAGGTGCATTAACTTAATGAAAAAAGAAGCTAAGTTAATCACTAATAATGGAATAATAAATTTAAGTGATAACGATCAGTTTTTGTATTTAGATTTTGTAGAAAATGATGTACAAGTCAAAACGAATACAACAGAAATAAATGGAATAGATGGAGTGCTTACAGGGGCGACTAGTTTCGCTCCTTTTGATTTGAAGTTGAGATTTATTTTTTCTGGTATGGATATTCATGATTACCAATTATTTAAACATAAGTTAAGAGCAATAATTTATCAAAGAGAACCTTACTATGTGTGGATTTCTGATATGCCAGGAAAGAAATATGCAGTATTACCAAGTTCAACAGAAATAGAAGATATATACAGTCGTAACGGTGAAATATCGATTACATTTAGTGTATTCAAAGGCTATTCTGAATCGCTTAAAGAAACAGATGAATATAGCTTATCAAGTGGTGAATGGCAATTTGAAGGTGGTTTGTTAGCTGATGATGAAATTAAATATAAACATGATTCATCAAGTTTTAAAATTTTCAATGGTTCATCAGACACCATTAATCCATTGTTAAGACACAAGTTTAAATTGCTTATTAATATAGATGCGCCTAAGGGGTTTAAAATTACAAACCATACTACAGGAGATGTGTTTGAATATAAGAAAGCTATTAAAAGCAATCAAACTTTAACTATAAGTGGGTTACATCCTTTTATAGATAACAAACGTGTTGGTAACGATACTAATTGGCAATGGATTACATTGGCACCTGGATTTAATGATATTGAAATCACAGGTGAAGGTATTAGTAATCATACAACACAATGGGTTTTCCCATTTATATATAGGTAGGTGAAAAGTTTGGATACTTTGATTTTAAAAAATAAAAATGGAACGTTCGGAGAAATACTGACTGACTTTGATTTCGGTTCATTTAAATATGAATATGAAAAGAACAACGAACGCTCTATTAGTTTTACAATTTATAAAACATCGATGAATGCTGATATATTCAATACAATTTTGAATGAAATGATACTAGTGTGGAAGAATCAAGAATATGTTATTAAGTCTACATCAATTAAATACGATGGTGTGATTGTTACAAATGAAATAATGGCTAAACATATATTTATGGAGTTTCAAAATCATTATATTCAAAAAGATTTAGAAAATGAAGAGTTGAATAGTGAAGAAACGACTGAAGATGATAAACCTACTATGACACTTGAACAATATTTGGATTTTGGTTTCAAAGATAACAAGCTGAATTTTTCTTATGAAATAAAAGGAACTTTTAATGATCGTGTAGCTATTGATGAATTAGGTAACAAAAACGGTATGGAATATATAACAGAAGGTGCAGAGTTATTTAATTATATTTACTTTGCAGATAATCGTAAGATATATATTTACGACGAAAAAAGCTTTTATCAAATGTCAGATATGCCGCTTATCTATAAATATAATTCTAATGAAGTTCAAGCAACTACAACTACTACAGATGTTCGAACTTATGGCCAAGCTTATGGAAAGAAAAAAACAAAAACAGAAACAAAAAACTACAACCCTATTAAACCTCCCGATTTAACTTATGAAGGAACATTTTTTAAAGAAGGAACTTGGCGTACTCAAGTTGTGGGTGCATCATATACAAAAACTTTTGAATGTAAACATGGAAATGAATACTTAACATGGTCACTTAAAAAACTCTCTCGAGGCGGTTTATTAGATGTATATATTGATGGTGAAAAGATTGATAGATATAGTTGCTACAGTCATACGGCAAGTTCAGAATCTATTGTGATTGCTCGTAATTTAACGAAAGGGAATCACACATTCAAAGCTGTGTTTATTGGACCAGACCCTAATGTTAAAGAATATAAAACAGCACCAGTGATGTATGTGGGTACAGAGAAATCAACCACATTAAATTTAACTGCAGTTTTAAAGGGAAGCGACTTATATCACACTTATGCAGAGTATAAATCGCCAAACTATGATGCTTTTGGTCATTCAGAAGCTCCTACACTATTTGACGACAATATATCAGATGAAGCAGAACTTGAAGCAAAATTAAAAGCTGAACTAAATGACCAGCCTACAGTCGAACTAACTACAAATTACTTAGGGAGTGTGGAAGATAAACACTATTTAAGAAGTGGTGATATTAAAGAAAATAATATGATTCACTTTATTCATAAACCGTTAGGTTATGATTTAGACCTAAAAGTGGTGAAAATTTCAGAACCACATCCATTAGTAAATGAACCAGTAGAGGTTGATTTTAGTAATTCAGCAACAGATATTATTAAAATACAGCAAAATATAAGTAGAAAAATTAAAAAAATTAATAGTTTGGCAACAGGCGGTTCACTCAGTGGAGCGTCTTTTACTATGCCAAAATTAGCAACAGATTCAATAGGGAGTGTGTTAGTAGATGGATAATCCAACAGAAATTAAATACCCGTTAGATGAAAATGGTGAACCTTATTTTGCTGGTACCCATTCAGAGGCTATAAGTGAACCAGAAAAATTATTAAAGGGTTTAATTAATTATGAAGAATGGATAAAATTTGCTCCAATTAATGGCACTGCTAATACTGCTTTTAAAGCAGAAGGTGAAAATGGTTTTGATTGTTCATATAGAGTAATCGAAATTTTAGATATCAAAATTAAAACGATACAAATAAATTTATCCAAAATAACAAGTGGTATGATGATTCACAATTTTCCTGAAGGTTTTACAAAAGAATCACAATCATGGCCAATAAGAACGCCTTCTACTCGTTTGCCTGCCATTATTTCTATAAGACCTAACGGTAAGTTAACTGTAGTTTTAAACACTACAGATAAAAATGATTGGATAGAAACTGATTATATATATGGTTCGTACACATGGATAGAGAAAGGGAGTTAATAAATGAATATTAATTTAATTAAAGATTTAAATATTGCAATCGGACAAGACCTAAGAGGTCAATTGATCAGTAATTTCTATGCAATACAAAAGTATTATAATCATCATCAAGATGAATTCAAACAACATCAAACAACACAAAAAAATGCACATCAAGCAAATCAAATTAGCTTTGGCCAATGGAATTTAGATGATGAAGTAACTTATAGAGGTGCACAAACATCTAACTTAGTATTAGGAGCTATTGGCGATGAAACGCAAGAATTAAGGGATAGTAGAGTTTCTGTAATTGGAGAGAAAAAAGCTTTTCCTACATTATCCGAAAGATTAAAAAATGATTTATTGGCAATGGATAACATTGTAAAAGATACGCAAGAAAAAGTGAAGATATTACAAACAGATAAAGCGCCGAGCAATGCAACTTATAAAAAAGAAATTTGGAAGCAGTTGCCACTTAGATTCCCAGACTATGAAGATATTGTTGTACTCACAGGTAATACGTATATTTTCCCACAATCTTTCGCATTAGATGAACAACGCAGAGAAATATTTGTGAACTATTCAGGTGGTCCTGTCGTTGTGGATAATAGACGCTGGATTGCAGTATGGGATATGGACACATTGGAATATAAAACAGTATTTTCAGCAGGTAATGCAGGTGGTGAAGGTACAGTTGTTAAATATGAGAATGGGAAACGTTATATGTATGTTAAAACACGTAACCACGTACTAGGGCGATTTGATTTAGATAAAACCCCAGAAAGAATGGCACAGTTAACACCTTTAACTGAACATGATGTGAATGTTGAATGGCAGTTTAACTATAATAGTGGTATTTGGTATGTAACAACGCCTACAGCATCTACTGGTGCGAAAGTAACTAAGACTGTTTTTGAAATGTATAACGATAATTTCGAACGTGTGGGTACAGTTTCTTTTGATATTACAGATGGCGGTTTCTTTAACACAGATTACGCTAAAAAACTACCTAAACGACAAGGTTTTGCTGTTGGTAACGGTAAAGTTTATTTTAATATGGGCGGTAACGTGAAAAAAGGAGACCCTAGCTATCTTGGTTATCAAGGCAATAAAAAGTTCAGTAATAATGGGACGCTGCTTGATGAATCATTAATATCAGGACAAGGTTTTATTGATTTGTTAGAAGATAACGGTATTGGTTGCGACATTATAGAATCTGAAGGCGTACAAATTGGTGAAGATGGTTCTGTGTATACATTAACAGTACATCAAAGCAGACATATGGCATCATCAGATAAGGAAGGGATTATTATTTTTAAAGATGAATCAACAAGTCCAGATGCCATTGATTTCAGTCGTGCATCAGCTACAACACCATCCATGAATACGGCAAATTATGCAAACAGAAGTTTTCCACGCTCTACAGATGGTAATATGTTCGACCCATTAACAGGAACGAAGTTAGACACGATGCAAAAAATATTAGATTTCATGAGTAATACTGATTTCCCAAGATTTGAATTCTATACTTCGGCTGTTGAAGTTAAAGATCTAGACGGTGTATCTTTCGAACCTACAAGGAAAATTGTAATAGAGAATGCTAACAACAGAACTTTTGTTATGACTTTACAAGGCAATACAACAGCTTATACGCATCAAAAATTCTATTATTGGCATTCAACAGAAAACGTTTGGAAAAACTATGGTATGAAATATGGACATCCTAGAGAAGATTTACCTTTAGCAAATGGCGTAAATTCATTTTACACTATGAACCCTTATATGAAGATATTACCAGATGGTACTAAAATTATTGATGGTCAAGTCGAAGGTGTTAGTAAAACATTACCAGCTAGAATAGCTACTTTGCCGGAAGCATACAGACCCAAAGTTAATAAACAATTTATTTGTGCATTATCGTCATCAAGTTACGGTGGTTACGGTATCGTAAAAATCAATGCTACTACAGGAGATATAGAATTAACATATACAACACAACCTGTAAGTTATATCAGTTTAAGTGGTATTTCTTACGACATATAGGAGGAATTAAACAATATGGCAATGGATAAAATAGCACAAACAAAATTAGATGTCACAGCCTATTATCGTGACTTGAAACAGTTAAACGTTGAATTCTACAATCAAGATATCAACACATCAACATTAAAGTTTCAAATAACAAGAAATAATAAACCCATGTTATTAAGTGATATAAATGTTAATTCTCAAATTATTTTAGTTACATCTGACGGTAGTAAGAAAGTAGATAATTTAACATTCGAGGATGAAATGAATGGCGTTTTATCTTACACATTACCTAATGATGTGTTAGTACATGTAGGAGATGTGACAGGAGAAATATTTATTAATAGAAAAGGTTCTGACGACACAATTGTGGTTAGGACCTTTAAATTTTCTATCAAAGATGCATTAGTTAACACAATATCTGCTGACACAAAGCTTAGTTACATTAGAAAATTTGATGATTTAGAAGCGTTAATTAAAGAGAGAGCTATAGAGATTCAAAAATCTATCGAAGGGCTCGAAGATTATGTAACAAAAGTGACTAATGCAAGGGATGATGCTTTACAAGCTATCGGTGTATCTAAAGATGAAGTTGAGCTAATCATTGAAAACGGAAAAAGTGAAATCCAAGGTTTGTTAACTAACGAGACATTTTTAAGGGTCACAGATTTTGAACAATATAAAACTAATATCGATAGTCAAATGACAGATTTTAAAGATTCTTTGGAAGAAAAAACAAAAGGGAAAGTTAATGAAGAAGATTTTGTAACGCAACTGAATGAATTAAAAAATGAATTGAAATTATACACTGATTCTAAAAAAGATGCTACAACTATTCCTTTAACTTTAATCAATGGAACCACAATGATAAGTGGAGGATTAGGAAACAAAGAAAATATTACAATGACTTACTATTCTATAGGTAATAACTTATACCAATGCCAATTAAATGGATGGGTGCAATCCCCACAAACAGGTGATTTTACAAATATACCCGAAGGATTTTCGATATTAACGGATTGGAATAATGGTTTTGATGTTCCTCAAAGAAGTAGTTTAATGAATACTGCAAGAATATATATTAGACCAGATAACACTGTAGGTCTTATAAGAATTGATAATGTGTCACTTCCTTATTCGTTAGATTCAATTAACTTTATAGCAAAAGGGGTGTAAAAATGTTAAAGAAAGTATTTAAATATAATGGCATGCCAACTTTAATTGATGATTCTTTAAGTTATGATTTCGAATATACGGAAACCGCACCACCAGAAGGGATATACAGTCCCTTCTTTTTTGATGGTACAGAATGGATTGGTACATCTAAAGAAGACTTTGAAAGTATTAATCCACCTACTGAATATGAACCAACAAATACTGAAATGCAATTAGCTACAACTCAAATGCAATTAACAAAAACAGCATCACAATTACAAAAAACACAAAACCAATTAGCTGATGCTATGTTAGAAATTGCTAAATTGAAAGGGGAAAATTGACATGTATCCATCTTATGAAAGTATTAAATGGTTTTACGATATCAATTGTTATACGAATGCGGATATACAAACTTATTATGAATTAGGATGTATCACAAAAGTACAATATAAAGAAATAACTGGTGAAGATTACCCAGAACCTCAAGCATAAGCTTGGGGTTTTTATTTTAATAAAAAGTAGGTGGCAAATTGAGCGCTGATGGAACAGGAGACGTAGAAAGACGCATTGGAATTCTTGAAGAAAAGGATCGTTACAATGATAAACGTTTTAAACGTATAGAAGAAACAGCAAAACAAGATAAAAATGAAGTAGATAATACAATTAAAAAGCTATATGACTCTTTGAGAGAAATAGAAAAAGGTCAACATACACAGGAATTAACTAATCAGAAAATGGACTTTACACTAGATTCTATAAATAGAGAAAGAGAAATTGAAAAACAAAATAAGGAAGAAAATAGAAGAGAATTCAAACAACTTAAATGGTTAATCACAGGAACGGTGGCCACTTTATTAGGTTCTTTAATCTTAGCGTTCGTTCGTAGTTGGTTAGGCATTTAAAGGAGGTGAGGACATATGTTGGACTTATTTAGCGAGTTAGTATTAGGCGGCAGTTTTTGGCAATGTTTTTGGTTTGGAGATTGTAAATAATTAAATTTTAAGGTCGGCGCATAGCGTCGGCTTTTTATTATGGAGGTTAAATTAAATGAAAATGACAATAGGTGCAGCAGGAAGATTTATCGTGTTAATATTAGCTTTAATTAATCAGTGGCTAGCAACAAAAAACATAAGTCCTATACCAGTAGACGAGGATAGCATCAGTTCAATATTACTTACGATTGTAGCTTTATATGGTTGGTATAAAAACAATCCAACTTCAAAAGAAGGACATGAAGCACATATTGAAATGAAGCAAAAGAAGCTAAATAAAAATACAAATTCAACTAATACAATAGATGCTACACAAGATAACAAAGATGGCGCCGTATTTCATGAAGATAAAGATAATGGAGGGATACAACAATGACAATAATTAAAAATAAAAATCAATCTGTTAAGTATCTCAAATCATTAGAAGGGCAATATTTGGATTACGATGGTTGGTATGGCGCACAATGTTTTGATTTAGCTAATTATTATTGGGCTTATATCAGTAATTGTAGTTTGAAAGGCGATAGTGCAAAAGATATACCGTTTGAAAATAATTTTGATGGATTAGCAACTGTGTATGAAAATACTATCGATTTTAAAGCACAAGAAGGTGACATTGTAGTATTTAACGAAAATTATGGAGCAGGACATGGACACGTTGCCGTTGTTTTAAACGGAAACTATGATGGAAACTACATGCAATTTGTATCTCTAGATAATAACTGGCAAGGTGGAGGGTGGACAAGTGGACCAGAACAAGGAGGTAAAGGTTGGGAAACGGCAACTAGAGTAGTACATAATTATGATTTCCCTATGTGGTTTATTCGTCCGTTATACAAAGGAGCGAAACCTAACAAACCATCTAAGCAGAAACCGAAGAAATTAATATATAACCGCGATAAAATAGCGAGAGCTAGCATACTTGGCAAACGTGGATATAAACCTAAAGGTATTGTCTTACACAATGATGCAGGTAGTGGAACTGCTATGAATTACCACGATCAATTAGTTAATGCTAGCGAGCAAAGATTAGAAGCGGGCATTGCACATTCTTATATAAGTGGCAATAGAGTATGGCAAGCATTACCAGAAAGTTATATTGCTTGGCACACTGCAAACGCATATGGTAACAGAAACTATTATGGTATAGAAATTTGCCAATCAATGAGTGCGAGCGACAAAGATTTCTTGGCTAATGAGCAAGTAGCGTTTCAAGAAGCAGCTCGATTATTGAAGAAATGGAAACTACCCGTTAATAGTGAAACAGTTGTTTTACACAATCAGTTATCTAGTACGCAATGCCCCCACAGAAGTATGGAATTACATGCTGGTTATTCATCTAGTCAAATGGCACCAGATAGTGTTAAGAAGAAAACAAAAGACTATTTCATTAGCCAAATTAAAGCTTATTATGATGGAGAAATACCAAAAGGCTCAACTGATAAAGGAAGTTCTAAACCAAGCTCAAACGGTTCTACAAATGCCACAAATACAGATTGGAAACAAAACCAATATGGCACGTGGTATAAAGCAGAAAGCGCAACTTTTACTAATGGCAATCAACCAATTATTACAAGAATAGATGCACCATTCACTACTGCTACATTTGGATATAATTTCCAACCAGGTGGCTATGTTAATTATGATGAAGTGTGCTTGCAAGATGGATATGTATGGATAGGCTACAATTGGAACGGGTATCGTTATTATTTGCCAATCAGAACTTACAATGGTGCAAATCCACCTAATCATAAAGTTGGAGATTTATGGGGAAGTATTAGTTAACACATGTTATAATTTAATTGTATTCATACTACAAGGGTAGGCACCGTCATGTGCTTGCCCTATTTTTTTGTGTTTTAAAAATGAAGTAAGTGTTGCAAAACTTGAATTATAATATATAATGTTTATATAAACGTTCGGAGAAGTTGCAATGCAGGATTATCAGAAAAACTTCAAGTATTACTCCTTGTTAGGAGATATTTTTTATTTACATATACGAACATGTGTTCTATTATGTATTCAAGAGGTGATGGTATGAAAATTATAAATCCTAACGCACCAGATGAATATAAATACGAAACTGACTATCGTAAAATACCTAGTGAATACTTGAATCCACGCATACCGAAAGGCAGAGGAAAGGTCAAGTGGGCGCCTTTTGCCACAATCCCCGAACAGCATGAGAGACTAAAACAATATACTGAAGACCAGAACAAGATAGATAAGCCACAGTTAAGCGATCATCAATTGAGCGAACTAAATGACACATTAGTTTTTAAAATGTTTTATGACCCGCAAATTGAATTGAGTTATTTTGAAGGCGGTTATATTAAAAAGATTAATGGTTACATACACAAAGTAGATACTCACGAACAATGTTTACATTTATATGAAGAAACTGGGTTAATTAAGGTTAGTTTGAAAGATATCGTGGAGATAAAGTGATTAGCTAATTAGTGTGAGCGAAGTGTATTATGTTTAAAAAAACAAATATTTAATTAATGTATTGAAACGAAACGGGGAGCTAAAGTGAGACAAAGCATAGAAAAATTACTTAATAGTGATTTATCTTCATTACATATTGCGAAACAAACTGATGTAGATACTTCTATTATTTCAAGACTTAGAAATGGCGAAAGAAAAATCGAGAAGTTAAGTTTAGGTACTGCTGAAAGATTATACGAGTATTCATTAATATTTGAAAATAAAAACATCGAGAAAATTGATGGATTAAGGTTGGAATTATTAGAGATAAACGATGGTTTAAACGAATATAGTTTTCCAAAGGACGAAGAAGAAAGTATAATATCTCGAAAAAAAGAAATCGAGTTTGAGTTAAAAGATTTATTAGAAGAAAAATAAGATTTGTTTGTAGCCCATTTGCGTGGGCTTTTTTATATAAAAAATTAAAGAAATCTCTTGCTAAAAGGACAATTGTCCTGTATAATAAGTAGTGTAGTAAGGAGGTGGCAAACAGTGAACCGTTTAGAACGGCAAGAAAAAGAAGCAAAGATTGCAGAAACCAAAAGCAGAACCTTCCGAAATTACTGCTTAGGCATAGCAACCATTGCTTCAATACTAAAATATTGGTTGGGGATTTAATCCCCTTCCACCTTATTATATATCGAGGTGATAAAAATGACAAATCTAACAAAAATAAGAATTAGAACATTTTTAAATTATGCATTAGGTATCCTTGTAATAGGGATTGCAGCATATTTCTTATTAAAATAAACGATCAAACGGTTCACTAAATATTATGATTATAGAAATAGTTAAAAAATTAATGGATTCTGATATAAGCGCAACAGAAATAGAAAAAGCTACTGGTGTAGATGCATCTTCTATTAGACGTATACGTAGAGGTGAAAGGAAGCTTGAAAATTTGAGCTTTGAAAAAGGTGTAGCGTTATATGAGTATGCGAAAAAATGTTTGAAATAATAATTATCAAATTTAAAAACGAGGATATACATCATGAGAAAATTTTACAAAATATTGATTATAGTATTGATTATAATTATAGCTATTATGTATTGGCTTTTAATCAAATTTCAGTTTTTACAAGGGTATGAAAGAATAGAGTTTATTTTAACTATTTTAGGAATGATTGCAACATTCTTGGGTGCATATATAGGTGCGAAAATCGCAGGTAATAATTCTAGGAAGATCTTTAAACAAGAAATTAAAATGAATGATTTACAACAACATATGGATGCGAACATATCTGTGTTAGAAGAAATAACAGAGGTTGGGAGTGCAATAGAGAAAATAGAAGGAAACTTAAAAACTTCTTATCCTTTTCACCCCGAAACTCTTGGAAAAATAGTTAGTAGTTATGCCGAAATATATAAGCGACTTAACAAATTGAAAAAGAATAGTTTGAAAGAATCTTCTATAATTGTTTATCATGAT